CTTTGATCGTCGGGTCTCCCCTGATTTCCAGGAGAGAGTTTGTGGTGTACGTAGTGCACCTCAATTCCTCAGGCACATGGTGCCTGGGATGCAACAGACTATACTGTTGCGAAACTTGTATTTTAAGACAAGTTTACACTTCAAGCGTAAGCTTGGAGCGCTACTCTACAGAGGCCGCCTGAGCGAAGTAGAGCAGTGGTGGCATACCGCAAACGCGGCAGTGCTACCCCTACTGATTTCTTCAGTAGATCAACCATCTAACAAGGTGGTTGATTCCCTGGTGCGATGGGCACTAGAGAACTGTGCAAATAACTATGCGCAGTTTTCCAAGGATTTTAAAACCTTGAAAAAGCGAATGCGGAAGCATTTCGCTACTGAGGGTACACTGGATACCTTCAGGGATAAGCCAACTATGTTGACTTACCTGAACGCCTGTCGATTACGGCAGGAGTTCGATGGACCAGCCGCATGGGCTAGGTACATCCTCCTGTGGACACAAACTAGAGCCACAGGACTTGCGAATTCTAAAATGATTCGCGAGAGTATCAACAAATTTGTCGATACAATTGAGACCCCTTCAGTGGGGATCCCAATAAACCCTGTTGTCTTAATTGACACATTACAGGGGGCCCGCGACGCCAAGGCGTCACGGGCGGTCATCTCAGTAGGGACGACCTCGTGTCTTGAGAAGACACGTGAGGAAGGCGGTAAGACCGCCTACCTTAAGCACCTTGCAAAGCATAAGGTGCTCCGTCACCAGTATAACTGGGAGACGCTTGAGGAGACTAAAATTACTCCTCGAGCCGTCCGCACATCTAAAGATGTAGTGGACTGGGCAGTTCAATCTGCTCTGCATAGACCAACTCACACTAGATGTGTTAGGGTCCATGCCGTGGCCGAGCCTGGCAAGGCTCGCACCATAACCATAGCTGCGTATGGTTACCAGGTACTAATGGGTGTATTCGCACACGTGTACCAGGCCACCCTTGTAAGCAAGGGTGTCCAGTCTGGCCTAAGGGCAGACCGGCATTTGTGGAGATTTCTCCAACAAAATCTCAATCCTCAATCTGAGAATTGGGAACACCTCCAAGAAGGGGAGGTGTATGCGTTGTCAACTGATCTTTCAGAGGCAACGGATTTTGGCAACAAAGAGTTTGCCAAAAGAGTCTTGACCTATATGATCAAGATGGTCCCAGGAATGCCCCTGGGACTCTCAGTACTAGTCAAAACACTGTACTGTTCACCTAGGTTTGTCTTTGTACCTAGGCAAGGGGCTAAATATAGCCTCCACATAGCCACGAGATCGTGGTTTATGGGTGACATGATGACAAAGTTCATGCTCACCGCCGCTCACGACTATTGTTGTCGTTTGAGTGGACTACAAGTGTACACACTTGTAGGGGATGACGAGATCGCCTTGTCATCTCATCCGGGTGTCTTGGAAAGACACCTGGACACCTTAAAAACTCTTTTTAAGGTTTCTGAAGACGATACATTCATCTCCAGACACCTCGCATTTTACTGCGAGGAGGGGACGCTCTTACCTCAAAGGGTCAGCGACCTCAACCACGTCCGAATGAGACGTGGTCAGGAGCTTCTATACCTGGATTATCCCAGGATACGATTGCTCCTACCTATACGTGTTGAAACTGACGCGTATAGCTCTACCAATCAAGGTAGATTCGCACTTCTAGGAAAAGAAGCGCGCTGGGTTGACTCAGTCAACCAAGAGGCAAAACGTCATTTTACGATTGCCTCACTGTACCAACACATGTTGTTACAGCAGGACCGAGATTGTCTTAGTCCCTACACCCCTCTCGAGATGGGTGGTGATGGAGCATTCCCACATAGTGGGAAATTTCTCCATCGGGTGATCGACGATAAAAGCCGATCACCCCGGGAGGCCAAATACCGAATGGCGTCCCTACTAAACAATATGTTTAGTCACAAGTTTCTTCGTGCGGAGAGACTTGACAAGGTGGTACATAAGCACCATCTTTACCTTCCAAAGTTGGAAGGACTGAAGGCAATATTGCCTCCAGAATCCGTCCTTGAACCAAAGACGGATGAGGCCTCAATTATGTTGAGGTCTATGAGGTTTCGCGATATTGAGAAACCTCAAAACACATTTTTACGATTGTGTCGTGGTCTGTACTATCAGGCCATTCTGTCGGGTAAAGAACCGATAGAACCTGTCTTTAACATAGACAGGTCATACACCGGAGGTCACACAAGTGACCCCGATGTAGACTTCCACCTCTTTATTGAGAAGTGGAAGAATCCTGGTTTTAGTTACCAGGATATCGACTCATACTTTGTATTGAAGTCGAAAGTTCCTGGGTTAGATCCCATGAACTTGGGTCTTGAGGACGAAAGTCCAGACAAGTACCCGTCCAGCCGTGATATATTCAACGACTGGGCTGACAGGAATGTGTCCTTTGAGGAGACATCACTTCCTGCCATCCTTGCGATGATTTATCGCAAGGAAGCTTTACCACCTAGGGTGGTACAGAGACTCCATCTCTTCCTTGAGTCGGACGCATATATTTTACAGATGCT